TACTACTATTTTCAAAAGGCTTTAACTTCTGAGTTTTGTGACAAAATTATTGAAACGGGTAAATCTAAAATAATTGAAAAAGCAAAAATACTTGATGAGACTTTGAAAGCCAGAGATTCTTCAGTGGCTTGGATGGAAGAGGAGTGGTTATATAAAAACATAGAACCCTTCATACAAGAAGCAAATAAACGTGCAGGTTGGAATTTTTATTGGGTTGGTTCTGAAAAGTGTCAATTTACCATTTATAAAGAAAGTCAATTTTACGACTGGCATCAAGACTCACATAACAAAATGATTGATGGCAACATCAGAAAATTATCGGTGACTGTGTCATTAGAAGATGGTGACGCATACGAGGGCGGTGATCTAGAGTTTGATTTACGTAACAGAGAGGACAGCAAGTCCGTAATTTTATCAGCAAAACAGGCAAGAGAAAAAGGATCTATTATAGTATTTCCTTCTTTTGTCTGGCACAGAGTAACACCAGTAACAAAAGGCACACGATACTCTTTAGTGATATGGAGTGTAGGCCCACCATTTAGATAGAAAGGACAGTATGTTAAAAGGTGATTTAAAAGACCACGATATAAGATTGTACCTAGGTATGCCTATGTACGGAGGTATGTTAGGAGAGAACACATTACATGGTGTATTAGGTCTCCAAGCATGGACCTCGGCCCAGGGCGTAGGTATGAAACTACAAACTATGGGTAATGAGTCATTAATAACTAGAGCACGAAATACTATTGCTACTATGTTTTTAGATGATCAAAATTATGTTGGCACACATTTATTATTTATTGATGCAGATATTGGTTTTGTGCCAGAAAATATTGAAAGATTAATAAGAGCTAATAAAGACATTGCTTGCGGTATATATCCACGAAAATGCATACATTGGAATCAAGTAAGAGACGCAATAAAAAGAAATCCTGATATTAGTGATGAGGAGTTATCTTATCGATCGCTTGGATATAACCTTAATTTTAAAGATCCAAAAAATATACAGCTTATAGCAGGTTTTGTTGAGGTCATGGAAGCTGCAACAGGCATGATGCTGATAAAACGTGATGTTTTAAAGAAAATGCAAAAGGCATATCCTGAGCGTAAATATAGATCTGATCAGATAGTCAATGGTCAAAGATTTAAGTCAGACAACTGTTTTGATTTATTTGGTGTTGGTAAGATTGACTGGGATGAAGAAGAACGATATCTAAGTGAGGACTATTATTTTAGTAGATTATGGTCTAAGATAGGCGGTAAGATATGGGCTGATGTGGCTGCACCCTTGACTCACCAAGGTAATATGCACTTCAAAGGCCATGTAGGAACAATATTTAGCATAGCTGATGACACTGACAAAACTAAAACTACAACCGGGGATAAACAAACAGACAAGTAATCTTGGCGCATCTGGCACATATACTGATTGTGACAATATTCGATTTAGATACGGTTTACCTGAAAAAATAGGTGGTTGGGACAAAACCACAACTAATACATTAATAGGTGTTGTAAGGGACCAACATGCTTGGGTAGCGCTTGATGGCACAAGATTAGCGGCCCTCGGCACAGATAAAAAACTCTACATTTATGCTAATGACTTGCTCTATGATATTACACCCATAAGACAAACTAATACTGCGGTAAGCAGTATTTTTACCACTACAAATGGATCAGCAAATGTTACTGTAAATGTTAACGGACATGGTGCTAATGAGGGTGACATTGTCACTTTTTCCGGCACAACTGGTTTGTCCGGTACAAGTTTTACCGCAGAAAATTTTGACAGAAGTTTTGAAGTACAATCTGTGTCTGGTACAAATACTTTTGTAATACAACAAGACGCAAATGAGTCCACAGGTAGTGTCACAACAGGCACTGCAACAGCTAAGTTTGATATAAACTCAGCTCCCGCATCCTCAACTTTTGGTTATGGTTGGGGTACGTCTACTTGGAACACAGAAACATGGAATACACCAAGGTCGTCATCATCTGTGACATTGAACGGTCGTGATTGGTCTATTGATAATTTTGGTGAGTTAATGATTGCAACAGCGCTAGATGGCTCAACATTTCAGTGGTCACCTACTTCTGACGGTTTAGCTGGTAAAGCTAGTGCAGTTACAGGTGCACCAACTGCTAGTAAGTTTTCTTTAGTGTCTACACCAGATAGACACTTAATATTATTTGGCACAGAAAAAACCATTGGTACAGGTGGTTCACAAGACCCTCTACTATTAAGATTTTCATCACAAGAAGATATTAACACCTACGAACCACGGGCCACGAATACTGCAGGATCTTTACGTATACAAGACGGTTCTACAATTATTGGTGCAGATAAAGCACGTGGACAAATTTTAGTTTGGACTGATACATCGCTTCATGGATTACAGTTTATTGGACCACCATTTACATTTGGTCTAAGTCAATTAGGTAAAAACTGTGGATTGCTAGGACAACATGCTGCTGTTGTAGTTAGAGATGTATCGTATTGGATGGGTCAGAATGCATTCTTTGTATTTGATGGTACAGTCAAAAAATTACCGTGTAGTGTTGATGATTTTGTTTTTGAAAATATAGATCTTACACAGACAGATCAAATCTTTGCCGGTGTAAATACAGAGTTTGCAGAAATAATTTGGTTTTATGTTACAAACCCTGATAATTCAACTAATCCTCAAATAAATAAATGTGTTGTTTATAATTATCTGGAACAATCTTGGGCTGTTGGCACACTCAATAGAACAAGTTGGGTAGATAGAGGTGTATTTTCAAATCCTCTTGCTACAGAATATTTGACTGACTCTACTGCTAATGCAACACCCACTGTAATAGGATTGTCTAACGGTGTATCTAGATATTATAGACATGAGTTTGGCACTGATGGTGATGGCTCTGCTATTCAAGCTTTCATTCAAAGTGGAGACTTTAATATAGACGAGGGTGGAGAACAGTTAATGCGTATAGCAAGGTTTATACCCGACTTTCGAGATCAAACAGGCAATGTCAGCGTGACATTTAGTTTTAAAAATTATCCTTATGGTAACGTGGTTAGTCAAACAGCTACAACAGTGCAAACTACAGACATAAAAAAAGATTTAAGAGGTAGAGGTAGACAAGCAAACTTTAAAGTAGAAAGTAATGTGTCTGGTGGTAATTTTAAAATGGGCACATTTACAATAGACGCTTTTCCTGATGGTGGCAGATAATGGCTAAAATAGCTCAAGTAAGATTTCCCGACCCACCTGATCAATATGATCCTAGACCTTTTGCTGAATTAGTTAGGCAACTAGAGCAAGTCATATTGCAACTAAACTCTTCTTATCAAGAAGACAATAAAAATGAAGTTCTAAGAAGACTTAATTTTTTACAGGGTGATGGCGCAGGACAAGGTGGCATTAATTTATCAGATTTGTCTGTAAGCACAGGATCTGCAAGTGGCGGTGGCACACTTTCATATAACAATTCTACGGGAGCTTTCACTTTTGCACCCGCAGTAACCGCCAACAGATTGAATCAAGTAATCCATGCCTCTACTGTAACACAGGTTACCAGCACAACAGGCACACAGGTCGATACAGGATTAACTGCTGACATAACACCAACAGCTACCTCAAGTAAAATTATAATAACGTTGGCTCAAATATTCGGTAAGAATGCAAACAATACACAAGTAGACGCTTATCTTTACAGAGACAGCACCACAATTGTAAGTGAGTGGTTGAATGATGATATTAGAACTGGTGATGCTACAACTTTATTTCCAGGACACAGCGGTTTTGTTTGGTACGATCATCCCAATACGACTAGCTCTGTCACCTACAAAACAACATTTCGAAATGCTGCTGCATCTGGTACAGTATATGCACAAGGTAACAATGCAAGATCAAGTATTTTACTGATGGAAGTTTTACAATAATGGCAGACGTATACAAACGATTTATTTCTAACTTAACTAGCTCAAGTTTAACCACTGTGTTTACCGTGCCACAAGCGGATGTATCAGCATCACCACCAGTGCCTGTATCTACTTTTGTAGTAAAAAGCTTATCAGTGCATAACTATCATGCTTCAGATGCTATTACAGTGACTATTACTCATAATAATGGCTCTGCAGATTTTGAGGTGGATGAGATAGATGTTAGTGCGAGCGATACAACAATAAAACAAGATGTAAAGGTTTTTGAGGCAGGGGATGCTTTAAAAGTGACAGCTAATGCAGCAAACAAGGCCATGGTCACAGTATCACTGCTTGAAATTCAACAACAACAATAGTACAAATAGAGGGTAATATGAGCACAATTGTAGAGGAACCAAAGATCATAGGGTACAAAGACATCAATGGCCAACAAGTTCCTATATACAGTTGCAAAACGGAAACAGTAATTACTCATAAGAAGACTGGAGCTAATTATGAGTCAGAAGAAGCAGTGTCTGCAGATGTTGCCGATCCTAATACCGATACTAAAGAAGAAGATATACAAAGAGACGTTAAGATTTTTGCACCTAGACTAGGTATGGGTGCCACTAATAAGGAAGAATAAATGAGCAACGGCATAAGTAATATGTTTGAAAAAGGATTTGAGGCCATTAGAGGCTTTGGAGAAAATATTGGTAAGGCTCGTTATAAGTCAGGTGCACCCATAGATAAAGAAGTGCAAGAGGCTATGATTCCTGGTCTTATTGAAGCAAAATATAATAGTTTAGTTAGAGAAGAAAAAGAAATCACTGGTAGAGATCCCTCTGGTGAAAGATTAGATGAATTAATGAGCATGGCTAGAGACTATGCAGGTGAACAGATCCAAGAGATGAAAGATGACGAGCTTTCTCTATTTGGCCAACTTACTACACCAAAAGCTTTAGGCACAGGTTTAGGTATAGTTGCAGCCATCATGGCTGGTAGAGAGTCGCAAAGACGATATGACGACTATATGAAAAATAGACCTAAGTATGACCCTGGTCAAAACCCTTTCATGGCTGATGGTGGTGGCATACAAGCTTTTGCTGATGGTAATAAAGTAGAACCAATTGGTCAGCAGAAATTATCTGAGATGATGATTATGAATCTAAAAGAAAAACCCACATCGACTATGATTAAATTAATGACAGCAATCGACTCACCCGAAATACTTGCAGCATTTTTAGGTATGAATCAGGGGGGAGGTATTCAAGGTTTTGCAAAAGGCACACCTGAGTTTCCAAGAATGACAGGTAATATAGAAGGACCTGGTACAGGTACATCCGATAGTATTCCTGCTATGTTATCTCTTCTCTC